TCACATAGGTATTTAAATTTCTAATTCTAGCACCAAAAGACTGTATGTTTTCAACGTAAACCGTATCAGAAGTGTTGCCAGTCAAGTCTTGCCCCCCTATAATAACCGTGTTACTAATGTCAGAAGTCCCTGTAATGGCATTGGTACCCCCTCCAACAATTACACAATTTTCAATATCTACATTACTACCATTGTGAGTAATTAAATTTGAATTACCTGCAACAATAGAAGAGTTTTTTATAGTTGTATTATTGGGTGACTGTCCAAATATAGTATTGTTTGTACCAGCCAATATTGAACTATACTCTACTACAGAAGAGTTTGCAGAACTGTCTCCACTTATTATATTATTTCCATCATTATTGGTTATAATGTTTTTTGTAATACCAGTAAAATCACCAGTACTACCAGTCCATATACAGTCTTGGTTATAAGCATTATTTATAATAACCCTACCCTGCTCTGTTGTATCTCCACTAAATAATAATTCCGTTACTGGCATATCTGTTTTTTATATAAGTATTTGTCCTTGTACATCTTCTATCGTTAAGTCACTACCCCACTCTAATCTAATTGTATAATCTATATCTGTAAGGTCTTCATTTAATTCTAATGTATATTGTTGAGTAACATATCCATCTTTAGAAATTTCAACTTCTAACGCACCACCTTTTATATCACTCAATGAATAGTTTCCATTTAAGTCTGTGAGTCCAGAGAATATTGCACCAGTACCACCTCCTAGCGGTTCGTTAGTACCTTCTTCTATAACATTTTCATAAGGAGCGTCTACGCCTAATTCCACATCTGATGTTGTAGTGACAACAGTAAATTTGACAGTGGCACCAGAGACTGGGCTTCCAAATAATTCATTTTGATAAATTCTACCAGCAACATCATATATACCATCTGTGGCAGTAAAGGCATTTTCAGCTCTACCCCAAGTTGTAACATTTTGCTTGACTCCAAATACATTTGTTATCTCTTTAGTGTTACCTATTCTATATAAAAAGTTAGAATCTGGGCTAAGTGGCGTTGAAAATGTTCTTATAAACTCAGGTTCCCCTTCTTGTTTGTCTATGTCGAAAACGGTAGAAGCTGTAAACCTTACATCATCAACATCATATGTTACCTGTAGTTTGTAATAGTCTCCATCAGAAACATTATTAAAGCTAAATATAGGAGAAAATGTATCCAATTGACCTTGAACGCTTGGCTCATCGCTAAGTACATCTATATTAGGTTTTTGAGGCGCAACAAAATAAGTAAATAAAGCACCATTAACAGTAAGTCCCGAAAATATACCTCTATCTATAGTTTCTGAATTTCTGCTTGTTTGAATTAAAAAATCCCCACTATCAGTAAGTCCCGTTAATAATATGTTTGTTGCAACTCCTCCGCTTAAAACTTGATATCCACCCAAAGTCTTATCTCTTTCTAAAGGAAATTCATATCTAGTATCTATAAAATATTGTGACTTATCTTCTAGGAGAGGTTGGGCAAATTGGTCTAATGGCTTTACAATAGATGGTAAATCAAAATTATAAATAGGAGTTGTTATTGTAGACCCTGTATCATAAAGTGTAATGAGTGGTGTTGACATCAAATTACCTATACTTTCTTTAGTTAGAGTTTCTCCTGTTGCAACTGCAGTTTCGCCACTCGTAGGCAATATCTCTTCACCTAGGTAGTTAAATGTGCTAAACACCTGATTGTAAGTTCTAAAATCTACTTTATATATATCGTATATAGTTCTAGTAATAGAGCTAAACGAAGAGGTGTTTGCAGTATAATTATATTGTACAGTTTTCGAGTTATTTATATTAACAGAAATCCCATCTATAACTTGTTCATAAAAATTAAATGTAGCACCCCTAAGCGAAAACAAAGGAACCTTAAAAGGTTGAGGTTCTGTTATTGGCTCAAATATATTGGGTATAGTATTTTGTAAAAAAACTTGAGAAACACCGTTGTTATCACCAATTGTTCTAGATACTATTTCTTTGTTTATTGACATATTAATCTGGGTAAGTTATTGGCGTTAAATCATTAATGACATTCTCATATGGGGTCTCGTTAGTGTCCTCTTCGTAAATGTTTGTATTTGTATTTGCCAAATTGGTTTCAAAATTTATCGATTCAATCAATTTAACTGCAAAATCTGAAATGTCAACATTACCTTCAGCTTTATTAGAAACATCAGTATAAAAATAATTAGATGTTATTGTTGGGTCAAATCTATTTGAAACGTTAACAGTAAAATCAGACGCTTTTATAACAGGTTCAAACACTGGTGGTATATCAACCTTAAATTCAGAACCATCATTTATACCTGGTCTATACACGAATCTATGTCTATTAAAGGCGGTATTTCCATAAACCGTACCATAAGTGGACAATATACTGGTTGATGGCACTAAAAATGGAACTAAATCTTCAAAATTTCTTTCTAATAGTGTTAAGAATTTTTCTAACTTTCTAAATGTTAATCTATTAGACTCTTGATTGTTAGTCCACAACATATATGTTACATATATTTTTTTCAAATCCCTATAAGTACTAGTTGTTCCATTTTGCCAATCAGCTGTTTTTCTATTTCTTGGGTCTACGTTATTTTGATATATATAATCTAACCATTCATATATAGTCATCCCAGTTAGATTGTCTGGCACTACTGTATTTATATCCTCTACTTGCCACTCAAAAGGTACCGTCAACCCAGAAAATACTGAAGAACTTGACCCCCATTTCCACCATCCATAACCAAATTCATACCAGTCCATAACATCACACTCGATGGCTCTTGATGGTCTTAGGTCTACATTTATTTCTTTTGTATTTACAATACTTCTGGTGCTTCCTGTTTTTACCTTAAAGTTGTCAGCCCTTTTAAATGGTTCATATTCACTTCCTAATCCGTCAATGAATTCTTGACCACTTCCCCTTCCTGCGCCTCCTAGTTGAAATATTTGTCCATTTACATCAGGATAGCCATCGTTTACCAATATGTTTCCATTTTCATCTAATGGTAGTGCATCTTGTAGTTCTTCTGAACTTAAATCGTCAAATAAGTTTGCAGGAATAAGGGTTTCTGGTTCATCCACATTTTCTGGAGTGAACAGAGGCTCAGTAATGGGGTTAAGCTCATTCACTATAGGAATATCTTCTCTATCTAACAGTATTTCTGTGTCAACAAATAACTCTGTTTGAACAGTAAAATCTTCATCTGTGCCTATGTCTAAATCAAATTCTCTTTGCACTTGTTTTACATCATACACAAACTCTTCTAAGTTAAAAAGACATTTTGGAGCACCTATCAATTTAAACACAAAACTAATAGCATCTCTAGTTCCTCTATTTTTGTAAAGCCAAACTATATTGACCATCATCCTTCTCCAAATCTCTAAATTATATTCTTCAAAAGCCTTTCCTGTTGAATCAAATTCACCCGCTAAATAATCTATAACATCTTCGGCCTTAAATGCATTTGGCAATTTTGCTCCCAACATATTTGCTAGTCTAGACAAAAATTTATTAGGAACACTTTCCGAGCCATTGTAGCTTACAGAATGCGCATAAGCTATACCATCTATGTATTGTTTTATGGAATCAAATTGTTCACCATAAACAGTTGTTAATTTTCTATATATTTGGTCTTCAGAATCTAGTTCCACAAAATTTTCAGGAATCATAGTCCTAATCATTATGTTAGTCTTTTCCTCATCAATAACCCTAGCGTTAGACAGTATGTTGTTAGCATAGTTTTCAAAATCGTTCCCATAACTATCAGGAGCGAATCCATCAATACCCCTAGGCCAGTCAAATTGAACTCTTGAATAAGTGTCTGTATCTGGGTCTGGAATTAAAAAGTTACCATCATAAATTAATTGCGTTTCTAAATTGGGTAAAGTTCTTTTAAATTGCCCCATCCTTTGTCTTGTAGGCCTGACATACAAAGGATAATTAAACGTACTTGCAGAAGATGGTTCTACAGGCAATAGTATTCCGCTAATTTCAAATTCTAAATATTGATTGTATAAGTAATTATATGAAATTATATTATGAATCTCATTCATAAAAGTAGAACCAGTTGTTGTGTTTTGAGATTCCCCACTTAATTGTATAGCAAAAGCACTAGTATCATTATATAGGTCTATTTGAGATTCAGATTGTTCAGACCTACCCGAAACATACAATACATCTCCTTGATTAGTTATTGAAGATAGTGAAATTTTAAAATTTGAAGTTTGACTTACTAAATCATGAGAATAATCATAAATAGTTATTCCACTATTTATTGACTTAGACAATAATGCATATGGAAATGTATCTACTATATTATTTATTGCATTAGCAACTTTAGTGTAGAATGAGCCAAAATATGCATAACTATTAGCATCATCTGGCTTTAAATTTAACTCATTTGATTTTGTGGTTATAATTTTTAGAACATCAAAATCATCAGTTTTAGTATTTTCAATAGTAGCATACGGGCCATAAGAGAGTGTGGAACCACTTACATCTCCTGCAAAAGTTTCATTTAAAGGATTGCTTTCAATACGAAAAGTTCCAAATGTAAATGCAGACTCTGCGCTAGTTGCGGCAAATCTAGTGTCTCTACCAGGAGTTGGCCTTATGTCTAAAGTTGTACCACTATCTATTGATGTCATGTATAAATTATTTAATAATAAATATTTAGTCAAAAAAACTTATAAGAAATAATTTCTTTTTTTTTTACTATAATATTTATTCCTATAGGAATGAAATATTTTTTAAACTAAACAAATCAAAAGTTTACTTTAAAACTTTTAAAGTTATATTATAGAAAATTCTTAAAAAGAGTAAATAGAAAATGGGATATATTTTAAATGAACCTAAAACTTTTATAAACGTCAAATTAACTGACGTTGGTAGAAGACAATTGTCTTTAGGTAACTTGGTGTTTGTAAGTGCAGTATTTTCAGATAGAGAAGTTAACTATGGAATTGACAGAAATGATAAATATAGTATTGCAAATAATAGAATACTATCTCCATTAGATGTAAATCCAACTTTTACAACTAATTTTGACGGTTCTGACCCTCTGACTTTAGAAGGTAACCAAGTAACTTCTGCAAAACAATTCTCAACGGGTGCTACAGATAGTTACGGAATGTTCACGGGCGCAACCATTTCTAGCGCATCTACCGCAATAGATACAACAAAATTATTAGGGCAAAATACAATATCATATAGCTCATCTCCAATAGCTGGAGGTTCTACAGTTATTTTAGATAATGGTATTGGCTCTTACTATCCAAATCCTGGAGAATTAATTTTTATACCTTGGAAACCAATACAAAATAGTGGAGAAACATACGTATCAAATATAGTCCCTTCAGGAAATCCAACAGTGTCTTTATGGTATAGGGTCACTACCGCAGACAATCCTGGTACAGGTGAGATAACAATAGATAGACCAACTCCTGATTTTGGAGGAGAATCTACTTCACAATTTGTTGATACGTACTTTTATCCATATAATGGTGTTGAAAGCTATTATGGTACAGCATCAACCGTAAATCCTGCATTGTGGAATATGAACATAGTTAGAACCCAATCTGTAGAAGGGACTGATTTAAGCGAAAGCGGATATACGTCTTATGGCTCTATAGAATATAACGGAACAAAAGAATATCTTGGATTTACAGAGGATATAGAGTCTATAGGGATTATACATTATACCAATGAATTTACTGGCAATACTTATGCAGAACAGTTGTTTGAAACGACAGTAAGAGTAGATTTGCCATATGTTATGTGGCATGGCACTCAAGCAACGAATGGTGCAGCCCTTAACTATGGATTAACTTTGTATGATGTAGACGGAACAACGCAATCAGATGTAATATCCAATTCAACATATAGATTTTTAAAAGATGGAGTAACGGATACTAGTAGAACTTTAGGTAGGGTATATCACAAGTTAAAACTTGTTGTTATAACAGACCCTGAATTATTGGCCGCATTAACTTATAAGTCAAACAGAAATTATACTTTACCACCACTTAGTGTTTCAACCACAAGTGTTCCACAATATCCTCTTACAACATTAGAGGCCACAGGTTTAGTGAAGTCTGGCAAAACTTATTTTGTTACATACATTACAGATAGTGAGCCAACATATACATCTGGAAGTACATTTGGATATCCAAAAGCTTTACATTGTGGATATATTCAAAAATTAAATGGAAATACAGATAGGGCAGGAAATGCACAATATTTAACTGCAAACTTTCCCACTTCTTCATTTCCTTATTTAAGAAATTCAGATGCTATGGTAAACTTATCTGGGACTGGTTGGAATGCAAATAAGGTACAATTACTTGTTTCTGAACAAGATGATGCGGACGCTTCTCTTACCTTAGAAGGTGTTCCTTCTTATGAGTGGAAGTTGATATCTGATACATATGGAAATGGTATATATTCAGGAGAAACTTCTGACACAACAATAGACGCAAGAAGGTTGAATGGGCATCAATTTATTATTTCTCAAGAAGATTACGATAGTGGTACCACATATGTTCTAGATAATGTTTTTACAGAAAATAACGACCATTCTTTAACGGGATTGACTTTTGGAGATGAATCTTTTCTTTTTGGAAATCTTCAATCAGACGTAGTGGCTACAACATATAAAACAGTTATCACTACTTTTGCCAAAAATGATTCATTAAACAGTTCAGCAAATATTTCTTTTGATAATGATTTGGACAATACTACATATATAACCGAAGTAGGAATATTAGATGGAGAGAATAATTTGGTAGCCGTTGGAAAACCAACTTATCCAATAACAAAAAATGAAGGAAGATTTTTAACTTTTCAACTACAAATAGACTTTTAAAATAAAATATAACATGGGAGCAATAACATCAGCAGACACAATTTACGCCACAGCTTATCTAACGGAGATAGGAAGACAATATCTATTTCAAGATAGCAATCACCCTAGATTCGTAGAGCTTAGTGACGGAACTACAATAGACAAACTAAAAATAGAAAGGTTTTCTTTAGGAGACCCAGACATAAACTACAGATTGCCAGACTTATTAACTTCAGGAGATATTCCAGATTTGTCTGGTGAGAATGAAAATAGTATTACAGGAGCAAAGGGTAGAACTTTAACTAATCTAATATCACCTGCCGAATCTGTACTGGGAGATGGTGATGATGCTTTAGAATACACAACCAGTCAAGGGGATATAACGGTAGATTTAAATAAGGATTTATCTAGGATAGAAACAGTATATACTCAAGAGTTGTTGACCTTATTAGATGAGGAGCCTACGTTAGAGTCTACATACGACTTGTTGCCAAAGAACTTTGGAGAAAATCAAGTTAAAGACGGTGAGTTAATAATTACTTTGAGAGCTCCTACTGAAGTTAATCCTGGATATAGAATAAGGATATTATATCCTACAATTGAAGACGATAACAATATATGTACAATTCAATTTGAAAGAGCCAATATACTAAAAACAGAAAAAAAATTATATAAAAAGCTTGCATCACTTACAAGTCCTGCTTCACTTGGTTCTGCTAGTATTTAAAAATTTAAATAAATAAAATAGAAATTATGAAAAACATAAGCCCAGCTAGAAAAGTAGCAAAAAACTTCAGCAAAACTCCACTAACGAGAAGGTTAGGGCCTCAAACTAAAGATGTATCTCCAATTCAACAAGCTGTAGAAGAAGGAAAAGAAGAGGTTTCATACAATGATTGGCAAGTTATGGACAATATGGATGAAGGGATGAGACAAGCGTTGGTTAGATGGATAGACACTACCAAAGAAGGTAAGCAAGTTTTGAGCCCAACAGGTTCAACAAGAAGTAAAACTATAAATTTCCAATTTTACGGAAATCCTTCGAAAGATATAATTGGTGCTGGTGATATTGGAGAATTTAAATTAGAATTTAAATATACTAAAAAAATCATACAACCTTTAGCAGTTGATGGTAGTAATACTATTATAGAGAGATAAATAAACAAATAAAATAAAAAAAATGATTGCAGATTCAAGATTTACGAAAAAAGTAGATTCATATGTAGCTCTTCAAAGAGAAAGTTCAAGTATTAAAAGTCTTTCGGAAGAAACTTTAAAATTTACTCTTTGCGATAGAGATAATTTAACAGATAAAAAAGGAAATTATTTCATGTCTTTTAATTTACCATTCAAGACGAGTGAATTTCCTACAACAAGCAGAGTTTCTGAAGTTTTTCCAGAATTACAACAATTAAATGTAGACCAAATTCTAATAACTCCAATATCAGCGAATGATTATAGTGAATTTATAGATGGAAGAACAATTACAATGACAGTACCTGTTTCAGGAAGTTCTAACCCAACACTATTGTCAGGTGTAACTCTAGTTTCTAGTACATATACAGCAACCAAACCTCTTAAGTATGAATCTAATGTACTTCTTGGGGATAATATTGTATTTTTATTTTCAGACGACATCAATAAGCCTTACAGTGGTAAGACGGTAAATGAATTGGGAGATGCAATAGACAATTCAACAGTCACTTCTTGGGACCCAACGGGAGAGTATAAAGATAGAGCGGGTGCTACATCTTATTCTGAGGTTAGACGTTTTTATGACACAGACCAAAGAACAAATGGCAGTTATGCCGTTACAGTACCTTCAGGATACCCAGAAAACAGAGATGGATATAACTATGATGTTCCATGTGGGTTTGCAGTTTTAGATAAGGGATACATAGTAATTACTCATCCTCAAATTGTAAATAATTTTCCATGGACATCAGGATTTACAGAGTCTGGTGCTCCTTATGTAGATGATTTCAATATTGCAAGTAAAACAAATATTCACTTTACAGGAAGCAGTGCAGCAGACATATCTGCAGAAGGCGCATTGCTTTCATATAAAGATGTAGATACATCATTTAAAATGACGTCTGTATGTATAGCAATGCCACAAGAGTTTTATATATCAAATAATCCTACTTGGGATAAAGAAAAAGCTATTGCACAAATGAATTCTGAAACCGCAATCGTAAATTATGATGACATCTACATAACTGAAATTGGTTTATTCAATTCCTTTGGAGAATTAATAGCTGTAGCAAAAATGAGCGAACCTGTTAAAAAGACTTATGTAAATGCACTTACTTTCGAAATAAATTTAGAAATGTAAATCATAATAACACACAATTTTAAAAGCCTTCATATTTTGAAGGCTTTTTTGTTTACTTTTTCTTAAAAAAATATAATTTAGTAAAAAAAAAATATGACTTTAGGATTAGATATTTCTACTACGGTAATTGGTATTGCTTTATTCGACAAAGATGATAAACTTTGTAATCTAGAATATATAAAATTTAGACCAAAAACAAACCTATTTCAAAGGTTAGATGATTTTATTGAGCATTTTGAAAAGTTAAGTTCTGCCATAAATTTGAGCAAAGGAAAAAATAAGTTAAAACACATTTCAATAGAAGAGCCATTAAAGGCGTTTAAGGGTAAGTTTTCTAATGCAGAAACAATTCAGAAACTAACAACAATGAATGCTTTTATCAGTTCTTACGTTTATAAAAAGTTTAATATAGAACCAAGATATTATAACGTTCAGACTGCAAGAAAAACAGCATTTCCAAATTTAACAATTCCACAATCTGCTCCTAATAAAAAATATTTAGTTTGGGAAAAGGTTGTAGAAAAAGAGCCTCAAATTAATTGGGTTTATTCTAAGAAAACACACAAACTTAGAGATGAAAACTTTGACATGTCTGACGCTTATGTTGTTGGGTATGCAGATATCGTTACTCGACAAATAACTGAAAAAAATCTACTAAAAGAAACAGGTTCATAAAATTGTTTAAAAACTCTTTTTAGTTTATATTTGTTTATTATAAAACTTTCTTGTGGAAAATAATAAACAAATAATCATATCTATATTAGAAAAGATACTGGGTTCTCCTAAAAAGTCAGGCGATATCAAAGAGTATGAATTCAACTGTAAAAGTAGAGTTTGTAGAAATGATGAAGACAAATATAATCTTGCATACAATTCTAAAGATAACATATTCCAGTGTTGGAAATGTAAATATAAAGGTCATGTTCAAAAACTTGTTGCAGACTATGGTAATCAAGATGACTTAAGTAGAGTTTCATTAATTATACCCAGGAAAAAACCTTTTAAAAAAGAGAAAAAAACTGAAGAGTATAACGATATGATTTCTTGCAGCCTTCCAGAAGGCTTTAAGTATATGTCTAAAAAAAGCGACTCAAAATATTATAAGGCAGCCGTTAGGTATATGATGAGAGAAAGAGGTTGGGACTGGGATAAGATAAGGAAGCACAATATAGGATATACAGAAAATAAAGGAAATAGAAAGTATAGAATAATATTCCCTTCATACAATGATTATGGTCAAGTAAATTATTATGTTGGAAGAACTTATTATGATGTTGTCAAGCCTAACTATATGGGGCCACCTAAAGAGGAGGTGGCAAGAACTGAAATTATATTTAATTCTAAAAATGTAAACTTTGATATACCCGTTTTTTTAGTTGAAGGGGTTTTTGATGCTTCTTGTATATATAACTCCATACCAATGTTGGGAAAGGAGCCTGCCAATGTAATTATAAAAAAATTGGTAGAACATAATACTAGGGTTGTGTTGTGTTTAGATGAAGATGCTTTGTATGATAGTATAGAAATATACAACAAGCTTAGTTCTTACGGATTGGATGTTTATTTTGTGGAAATACCAGATGACATAGATGAATTTCATAAGAATAATGGAAAACAAGCTACAATTGAGCTTTTAAAAACCTGTAGAAAATTAGATTTTCAATATATGTTTCAAAAATTTGCCCTTAAAGAAAGTGTTAAAAAAAGGGATTATGTAGATGAAAAGGGTTTAAAAAATGAATGGGAAAAAATGAAAACAGAAATACTAAAAGACCAAAATGAGCAAAATTAAAATAGAAGATTCAATAGCTCACATATCAGATGTTCACATTAGGTATGGAAGTAGGCATAAAGAGTATAAAATGGTTTTTCAAAGAACTATAGATGACTTAAAAACTCAAAGCATAAAAAGAATTGCAATAACGGGTGATTTATTTCACATAAAAATTAATTTATCCCCTAATTCTGTAGAGTTGGCTGGATGGTTCTTAAAAGAACTTTCTAAAATAGCGCCTGTTGATTTAATATTGGGAAATCATGATTTGAATTTACAATCACTAGACCAAGGTAATTCAATTGAGCCTATAATTAAATTAATTAGTGATGGATACATTATAGAAAAGGGTGCAACAAAATTGCCTAAACACAAGGGTGTCGGACATGGCATATTCTTTTTTCTTCATAGCGGATTTTATGACATAAATGATGATATAGTGTATGGTATATACTCTTGTCTAGATAATGAGATTTTAACTCTAAGTAAAAAAGATAAAAAGAAAACATACATTGCAATGTACCACGGCCCAGTATATGGTTCTAGGGGGAATAATGGATATGAGTTGCACGATAGTGAATACATGATGAAATTGAGTACATTTAACAATTTTGACATTGTAATGCTGGGAGATATACATGAGCACCAATCTTTTTCATTAAAAACTTCAGCTACAGAAAACATAGCATACCCTGGCTCTTTGATTCAGCAAGATTATGGAGAAACTATTGACAAGGGCTATATTGTTTGGGATTTAAAGAAAAAAACTTTTTCTAGAAAATTTATACTTAATGATTATGGCTTTTCTAGTTTACACATATCTAAAGGAGAGTTGTTTGAGGATAGAATAGAAGACTTAATGCTATCTAATAATCCAAAGAAAACAAAAGTTTCTGTCACTTGGGAAGCTTTTGAAGAAGACTACTCAGTAGAAAAGGAAAAGCAAATAGAAAAGTTAATAAAGAACAAATATGGCTGTGAAGTAATAAACGTTAACTTTAAACAAATAAGCAAACAAGAAGAAATAGACAGTGTGTCTATTAAAGATGAAAAAGATTATACAAACATAGAAGAGTTTGAATTTTTGTTAAAAGATTTTGTAGAAAACAGTGAATATGATAATGAGGAAGAGGTTTTAGAGCTTTCTAGGAAAATAGACAAGGAACTAAATTACTCATCCGAAAAAGGTAAGAAGTGGTTTTTAGATAGTGTTGAGGTATGGAATCTTTTCAGTTTCCCAGAAGAAAAAACTATTTTTAATTTTAATGAAATGTCTGGAGTGACTGGCATTTTTGGAAAAAACTTTAATGGCAAAACTAACCTTATTAGAGCTTTGGTATGGATTGCTTATAGAAAAATATTGGGTGGAGGAGAGGCCTATAGATTGACAAACATGTATACAGAAAGCGACAAGGCTGGTGGTCGTATATATTTAACTATAGATTCTGAAAAGTACTACATAGAGAGAACTGTAAAGGTTAGAACTAAAAAAGACGGAACCCCTGATGTTTCTTACGGTATTGAATATAAAGTTTTAAAAGAAAATTCTGATGGTAAAAAGGTTTGGAAAACTATAGACTCAGATAAGTCAGCAACTGAAAAAACTGAAAGAAATAACATAATCATTGAATCTATAGGCAAATTTGATGATTTTACAAAAATAGTTTTACAAGCGCAAGGTGGTGAGGGAAACTTTTTGGACATGAGTCAACAGCCAAAAAATGATTTGATAAATAAATATTTAGGTCTTGAAATTTTTAGAGATAGATATGATTACGCCAAGAAAATATTTAACGACATAAAGTCAAAGCAAAAATATCTAGGAAGCTCTAAAGAGCATGCGGAATCAATAAAGAAAGAAGAAGAATCTATAGTTGAAAACAATAAACTTCTAAAACAGTATCAAGAAGAAAAGTTGGACACTGATAAATTGGTAGAAGCCCAGGATGTAAAGATATTAGAATTAACAAAAACTTTAATAAAAGTAGAGGAAACTAAGTATAGTGATGTTAAATCTGCAGAAAAAGCGATTGAAAAAATAAAAATACAACTTTCTAACAATAAGTCTACAGAGTCTGAATTGTCTAAATGGGTAGCTTCTAATTTTAAGAAAGAAACTCCTAACAATTCTTCTTTGAGTGTTAGTGATATAAATGACAGCCTTAACTTGTGTAGGTCTGATTTTGAAGCAGAAAAAAAGGAATACAACTCTTTGGTTGAGTGGATGAAAAATAATCCATTACAGGAAGAAATAGATGCAGAACCTATAAAAGAAAGTCTTTCAAAAGCAGAAGCTGCCCTCTTAAAATTAAATGATAAACTAGAAATATCAAAGGGTAAAAAGTGTCCTACTTGTGGAAATGTTGAGCAAAAAGCTGACATAAAAATACAAAACGAGTGCAGTAAAAATATTGAAAGAGGTTTAAAATTTGTGAAAGAACAAAACTCTTTGGTCAAAAAGGCTAAAGAAGTTAGTGCTCATAATATACTATTCAGAAATCAAGAGAATAAAATAGGTTCCTTAAAGAATTCTCTAAAAGAGAATAAGATTAAAATAGATAATTTAAAAAACGAATTGGAATTATCTCTAAAAACTTCTGAAATAAACATTCATAATAATTTGGTAGAATCTAAAAATAATTCACTAAATTTAATAAAGAGTGAAAATTTAGAATTAAAAACAAAAATAGAAAAGATAGAGAAAGATATTTCTATACTAAATTCAAATAAGAGTTCATTAGAAAAAAATGAACAAATAAATGCAAAAATCAAACTAAATGAAGATGAGAAAAAGTCTTTGAGATTAATAATTAATCAACTTAATGAAAAGATTACATCTATAAAATCAGATTTAAGATTATCTCAAAATAATAAAGAAAACTTAGAAGAAAAAATAGACACTATTAAGAAAGCAGAATCTTCTTTTAGCAAATATGCCATATACTTACAAGCCGTGCATAGAGATGGTATACCTGCAAGAATAATAAGAAAGAAGTTACCTGTAATTAATTATAAAATAAATTCTATTCTTAAAAATTTGGTTGACTTCAAAATGGAAATTACTATAAAAAACAATGGAGATATAAAAGAGTTGTTTTATTTTAATTCGATAGAAAAAGATGCTTTACCTATGTCGATGTCTTCTGGGGCACAGAAGTTTATAGGAAGTGTGGCAATAAGAGATTCTCTACACTTTGTTAGTTCATTAACAAAGCCATCATTATGTATTATAGACGAAGGTTTTGGTGCGTTAGATAATGATTTAACTATAGCTATGCAATCTGTCTTTTATTACTTGAAAGATAAATATAAAAACATATGGATTATAACTCACAAAAATGAAATAAAAGATTTTGTTGACAACATAATTCAAGTGTCTAAAAATAGGTCAACATTAACTGATGAACAAATAAAAGAAAATCCTATGGCGGGAATATCAGTTTTTGATTCAAGCAATAGAAACGAATTACTTTCTAAGAATGTTGCTAAAGAGGTTTCTTTTTAAATTCTAGTTTCTGGGTCTTCGTAAGGTTGCTCTAAATCTCGAGCGCCCGCTTCTCTAAATCTTCTTACTTTAGATTTAAGCTCATTAGATTCTTTTTGTTTTTCTAAGAATTCTTTCTGATAGTTTTGTGCTTTATTTAGACTGAAATTTACTTCTACAGTACTCATTCCTCTATCACTAGGATTGTAACCTTTTGGATTGAAATCGAAAAAATCACCTGTAAACCACATTCCTCTAATGTTACTAGCCTTAAATAGTCTCCATACATTTTTAGCCTCAGCACTTCTGACGCTAGTCCGCCCAGCCTCCGATTCTGATTGACCCACTTTATGTATTGCTCTTATTACACGATTTCCTGCCTTAGACATGCCCATAGCAACAGGATATATAATTCTATATTTTCCAGATGGGGCTATCATGTCATCTCCTTTATATAGTATACCAACTTCTCTACCTTGAAGTATTGCTTGCGTCATAAGGTCTGTATTAAAAGGTACTCTAGTATTGCTTGCAGAAAAGTCTTCAACACTTTCTTTAACCAAGATGCCAGCCAATTCTTGACTCCTTTTTATGTAAGATTCGGATAACATGATTATTTTTTACCTTTCTTTTTTGCCTTGGCCTTCTTTGCTTTAGACCATAAATCAGCATCAGCTTTTCTGGCGCCTCCTGAGCCAGTAATAAAACTATTAACTCTTCCCATAGCCCATTGATTTTGAGCAACTCCAGGTCTGTGACCAGTTCTCCATGCAGCCATACCTCTGTTGTACACTTGCTTTAATATAGTAAAAGATATACCAGAAGATTTGGCTTTATTTTTTAATCCTTTATCATTTTTTTTTGATTCACTTAAATAATCTTGACTTTTAGGCATTATAGAAATTCCGTATTTTTTATTTAGAACTTTCTCTAAAGCAATAGGTATTGCCATAGAAACAGAGCCCATTGCCATTACTCCAAATATTTTAGCTAAATCTTTTGATTGCTCTTTTAAAAACTTCAGCTCTTCTTCTGAGACTTCTTTATTAGCGAGTAATTTTTTACAAATTTTAAAAGCCTCCGCAGTTTCTTTTTTTTCTCTAGAAGCCACTTCTTTAAAGTTTTTAAAAGATTGAATTAATTGACTTTTTTTATCTTTTAAAATTTCAAATCTTTCGCCGTACATTTTTTTATAAGCTAAAGTCGCGGCACTTTTTTTTGTCTTTTCACCCTTGTCAGCTTTCCATTGTTTTGTATAAGCACTAGGGTCAGATGATTTTTTGTGTGCAAACTTATCTATCTCCTTTTTCATTTGAGACCTTTTCTTTTTAGATTTAGATGTCAAATATTTACCAGGAACCTTTCTGCCCTTTTTTGTTCTAGAATCATCACCTGATTTTTCTGAAAACAAACTTAATGTTTCTGATATTATTTTTCTTAAAACTTTTTTGTCATTAGATAAATCAGTTTTGTAAATCTTAACTTCCAAAATACCACTACCCTTTATAAGTCTGTGAAATTGTTTCGACTCTATAACTATTGGACTTTCAGGACTTAATGGTCTTGGGACATCATTGTCCAATTGTATTTTCCAATCACTTTCATGTAATGGAAATATTACCCTATCCTCTTTATCTCTATGCCAAACAAGTTCACTTTCATTAAGTGAATCAGAAAATGTTCTGATAACAAAATCATCATCCACACTCTCTGTGAATGGTAAATTGTTTTTCTTGTTTTTATTAATGTTATTCATTGTGCGAAATATTTTTTTACCACCATTTACCTTCACCACTAAGTCCAAGCATATTTGCATATCTAGGAAGTCTACAAGACCAGTATCCAGGGGTAGTTTTATCATTTTTTTCTGTACAATTATGTCTATCAGAAAATCTTTTTCTTGCGTCAGGGTCTCTAAGTTTGACTGCCAATTTACCCCCACCATCTTTTGCTCCAAAAGAAACTTTTACAACCTTACCAGTTTTAGGGTCTTTTACAAATACATAAAACTTTTTACTTCCTCCTCTTTTTGGTTTGTTTAGTTTTACTTTTTTACCTTGATAGGTAGCTTCTTTTAAATTGTAATCTTGATTTTCAAATGGCAAATCCAAAGGAACTAACTCACCCTTATATTCTCCAAATGCCCCAGCATCACTTTTAACTATTTCTTCATCACTTTCACAAAGTACAATATTATTTTTAACATATAATAATTTAACTTCATTTATTAAATCTATATGCTTTTCAGATGCATATCTATATACAGAATTGTGAACACTAATATTATTGTTTATGTGATACTTCAAACCTTCACTAATTAAGTCTTTAGATTCTTTTAGAATCATAACTTCCATAAGTTCAGTTTTTAATATTTCTGATATAAATTTTTTCATAATGCGAGCTATTAAATAAATAGTTGGAATTTTGTAAATATTTTGATATATTGCATGATTATGGAGTCATATTCAAAAAACATAAAAATGAGCTACTCTAAATATGTTAGACATAAAGAGTGTGGTCATAGATATTATCTTGAAAACATAATAAAGGCTAAAGATTTTATACCTTCTATACATGCATATTTTGGGGATGCCATTCATGATTCTCTTAGGAAGGGAATAGAATATAAGCTGGACGAGGGTGAGCGTATAGATAATTTTACATATATGTTCAAAAAGTCGGTTATGGACAATATGAAAGACTACCCAGAGTATCATCAGTTGGATGAATTCGTAAGTCAAGGTATATCAATATTAAAATTAATACCTACAGAAAGACTGTCCGAGAAATATGTTTTTATTGGTGCTGAGGAATTGATTGTGGAACCTATGTATGGAAATTACTCTTTTGTGGGTTTTATAGATTTAATTTTAAAAGAAAAATCAACTAACAAATATGTTATAATAGATTGGAAAACATCAACCTTACCATGGGATGTTGAAGAGAAAAAAAAGGACAAGATATTCATGTCTCAAATGATGTTTTATAAATACTTTTATAGCTCTAAAAAAAATATACCATTTGACAATATAGAATGTAAGTATGTTGTTTTAAATAGAATTAAAGGGATAACTCAAAAAGATGAATATGGCTCAATTCAAAATGTTACAATAGAAACTGAGCCTAGTTTAATAGAAGAGGTTTTAGAGGATTTGGCTAAAACTACTAGAGACATTTTTATTAAAAAAACTTTTATTAAAGCAAAGTTAGAAAAAAGAAAAGAATCTTGTAAATATTGTCCATTTAAAGATAATTATAAATTGTGCAATAATGTTCAGAATCAAAAAGTAGATTTAATGTCCACTTAATTTTTGGAAATTTTTCCAATTATATGCTCTTTTCATCTTTTGAAAATTAATATCAATATCTTTTACTTCCTCTTTGTCCAAATCGCCCTCATCAGCAGTTTCGTCTTTTTTGTCTGAATAGCCTTTTTGATTTTTTATCTCGTAATCATTTTGAAACCAAAACTCTTCATTGTCTGGATTGTAGTTTCTTTTAAAATCTTTAGGGACAAATATTTGATTGAAAATATCCATATATATATCAGAAACGGGAACCGTATCATATGGCCCTGGTCCCACATTTTCTTGTACAGATTTTGATTTACAATGTGCCTTCTGGCTAAATCCTTTTGGATTTTTGCAGTTTATAGAATCTTTATACTTTTTGCTCCACGCTTCTTGCAGGCTACCATACTTGTCTATTAACCATTTTTTTAGAGCTTCCACTCTAAATTCGTCCTCTTCTGAATCAAAACCACATACATGACATAAGTTTGGGTCTTTATCTTCTTTTTCTTTTTGCCAACTGTGATAACAGTTGTCACAAACGATTAATCCAGAAAGTTCTTTTAGTCTATTTTTATATGATTCACTCAATAACATTATTAATCTTTTGTAACCTTAATATAATCTCCAACAATCTCTATTTTGAAATCTGAGGGGCAAATATTTTCTAAATATCTTTTATATGTTTCTATTGGGTTTTTTTTATAATTTAAATCTTGATTTATTTCAAATTGTTTGACTTTGTCTTTTTCCTTTGGTTCTGGTTTTTCCCAATAAATTAAATTTTCTTTATTTGAATTCTTGTAAAAATCTAATTCAGTAGTGAAGTGCCAACAATCGTCATCTTTTAGTTTTTTATAAAAAACATCACCTCCTATATCTCTAACTTGATAATGGTATTTGTTTGAATCAATTGATTCATTCAAAACACCAGATAGAACCTTTATTCTTTCTATGTAAGATTCGGATAAATTCATACTATTTAAACTAAAGTTTATTATAAATATCAATAAACTTTACTTTTATGATTCTTAAGCTAAATTGTTTTCATAATGTATACAAGAAGTCAGATAATTAATAATCAAAAACATTTTTCATATGAAATAAAAAAATGGTTAAAAAATGATTTTTCTAATTCAAAAAAAGAGTTAAAAAATATAGACACACATGACAAGAGCATTATAGAAGCAAAAAAAGATTTAGAACTTAAGTTTCAAAATGTAAAAATAGAAAAAGAAATAAATAAATTTTTTATAAGCGAAACAAATATATATCCCAAATTTTACGCTTGGTGGGAAGAGCAGGAAAAAAAAGTAGAAATATTTTTATATGAAAGCAAATAGAAAAAATACCAAAAATGTATTAATAGATTTAGCATACAAAGGTTCAATGAATGAGTTTGAGGAGTTTTATGGATTTTCAATAACTTACCAAGAATTGGAGCAACAAAGTTATATTGAATTCAAAGAAATTATGTTTAAATCCATTAATTCTAAAATTAAATTTAGAAAATATGGAAGAATAGGTAATGTTCTGACTGTTAGAGCTGAAATGTATGAAGAAGAAATTGAATTATTTGAAAATTTAATACAAAATAATAAGATTAAGACTATTTATGACTGGATAGTAAGAGATGTTACTATGATAAAAGAAGGAGAATATGAATAATAAAGGAAATACTAAAAAAGAAATGCAAGAAAGATTTGCACAGATGGGAATACCAACACCAGTAAAGCCGATATCAAATCCAAAGGCACCAGCAAAGAATCCAGAAATGGCATCAAAAATGGAGCAAATAAGAAACGGTGCATTAGCAGGCAACTTTCAACAGTTTATAGCTAAATCTGAAAAGACATCAAGTATGCCTGCAAACATACCAGTTCCCAAAGTGGGAAAAAATCCAAATGAAAAAGCAAAAAACGCACCAGCACTTAGTAGTTTTTCTCCAAAAACAAATTCAGAAGCATCTATGTTAGAAAATATGATGTACGGTACTGGGCCTACGCCCTCAAGTGCGCCTAGTTCATCGTCAGAAGTATCAGACTTTGGACCACAAAATGTAGACATAAGAAGTAAGTTGCAACAAAGGTTGGCACAAAAACAAAGTGGAGTAAGTCAAGAATCTCATTTTGTCCAACCAACTCAAGCACATGGTACCTTTGAAAATCAATTAACTGATGCGGAATTAACAGAAAAAATTACAGAAGTTGCTAAAAAAGTTTCAAAAGATATGATTAAAAATGTCATAATGGAACTATCAAAAGCTAAGGGAGGACTTATAATGGAAAGTAAAAGTGTAAAGAAAGCAGAGGTTGTAGCAAAAAATAAAGTAAAAATAGACGGTAAGATTTATAAGTTAACTCTAGATAAGTAATGTCAAAATCTAACTACAACATAAAAACTGAATTAGTAAAGAACAAACCTTTCATAACGGTTGAAATGTCATATAAAGATATGTTTTCTAATGATAATTATATTTTGTCTGGTAATTTAAGTGAAAGTGTAATTAACTTCAGGCTTTCAAAAAACAAGGGCAAAAAAATAAATGAAGAACGTTTTTCTGTTACAAAAGATTTAAAATCTAACACATTTATTGATGAACTTTCTATAAGAGTTAATAACTATGATTTTATAGAGGATTTTAAAAAAAATAAATTAGAAAGTTTCACAAAAGAATTGTCTGAATTTATTGTAAAGTGTGATTCATCAATGATTTCTAATGGAATAATGTTTGAGGGATACAAAGACAAGCTAAGAGGTATGGCTGGAATAAATGTAATAAATGAAAACTTAAGATAATGTTAATTAAAAAAGGCAGCAAAGGGAATGAAGTAAAAGAAATACAAAAAGCCTTAGGGTTAAAGGCTGATGGAATATTTGGAAATTACACAGAAGCTGCTGTAAAAAAATATCAAAGACTTCAAGGTTTAAAAGATGACGGAATTGTTGGTCCAAAAACTTATGAAAAATTAATAGGAGAAAATCTAGATGTAGATACTGACAGGTTTGGTTATGATGAATCAAACGATAAAGATGATAAACTAGAATACTTAGGACATTACACAACAGAAGATGGTTTGGAAATTGATAGAGCTTATTTAGATTCTGACGAATATGTTAGGACTTATGGTAAAATAGAGCCTGAAAACTTTTTCATTCATCACACGGCTGGATGGAATAATCCATATAATACAATAAATAATTGGAATAGAGACAAAAGAGGTAGAGTTGCTACTCAATACTGCATAGGAGGAGTAAGCATAAAAAAGGGAAAATACGGAGATGACAAATACAATGGAGAAGTTGTGGAATGTTTCCCAGACTACTATATAGGTTGGCATCTGGGTAAGGTGGGTAATTTTGATATGTCAAAATACTCTTCTGCTGTTGAAGTTAACAATTTTGGTTATGTAGTTAAAAAGGGGGACAAGTATTATAACTATGTAAATGTGGAAGTGCCCGAAAGTATGGTTTGTGATTTAGGATACAAATTTAGAGGACATCAATACTGGCACGCATACACTCCAGAACAAATTGAATCTTTAAGACTTTTGATTAAGCACGTTGCAAGGATTTATCCGAAAATAGATATAAAAGCAGGTATACCACAACTTTTAAAAGATGGAGTTGACCCTAAGGAGGCATTTGAATTTAATAGTGATGCTTACTACGGAAGAGTGAAAGGATTGTGGAGCCACACAAGCGTCAGAAAGGATAAGTATGATATGTATCCTTCTCCACGTTTAGTAGACATGCTTAAAAATCTTTAGTCAATAGTTAATTTTTGGTTCATATTTATTATATATGAAAGACTTTTATGTAATATCAGAATCTAACAATAAACCTCTAACTAAAACGGAAATCAAAAAGATTGTAAAAACCGAAATAGAGAGAGCTTTGAATAAGGCTAAAATTTTAGACAAAGAAGATGTTAGAAAAGTTGTAAAAGATATGATGATAAAACAATATAAGTTTTTCTGGGAGAAGAAAAGTTTTTGGGTAAACAATATTTAAAATGAATAAAGAGGAATTGAAACAATTAATAGATACGGAAGTATCAAAAGTTTTTTCTGACATGACATCTAAAGAGCCTGCTAAAGAGATGGAAGAATCTAAAGATGTTAGTTCTGAAAAAAAAATAGTAGCTCCAAAAAAGAGGATGACAGAAGAAGATTTTGACGACATACTATTTTACGGAGGACAAAATAAAAAAAATAATTAAAATGACAGCAGGAATCACAAAAGCAGAAATTCAAGAATTGCAGAAACAATTTACTCAAAAAATTGGAGATTATGCAGTTAAATTCAATGAACTATCAATATACAAAGGTTACAGTGGGCAAGATGTTAATTGGTCTGGTACTGTTCTTTTAGAAAATGACTATAGTATATCTTGGAGTTTTTCTTTAATTAATGGAGTTAAAATATTAGATGCTAACTTTGTTATTAATGATAAAAATAAAGATATTCTGAAAAATATTCAAGATGTATATGAGATTTTTTATGATAAATTAAATCAGGTAGTTAGAGATGTTGAGTATGAGCCAGAAGCTGAAGAGACGGGTGACCAAGTTATGTTAGGCACAGATACTGATGAAATAGGTCAAATAGAAAAGCCTGCAGAAAGCTCGCCAGAAGGAGAGATGATGCCAATATCTGAATCTAGAATGATTAGAGGTAGACAAAAAACGATAAATACTAGCTATGAGAGAATGAAAAAATTAGCTGGTTTCGATAAATAAATAAAAATAAAATAAAGTTTATTTGCTTTTTAGTTATATTATAACTTTATTTGTAAAAAATAAATAAATTATGAAAACAATTATTACGATTTTAAAATCTTGGTGGATTGACATAGCTGCAACTGGGTTGTTGGGTGTAGTTCTTTTAATGTATGGATATAAACTATATGCGGGTATAGCTTTAGGTTGGGCTCTTAACTCTTTAGTTAAATCATTGAAATCAATGTCTGTATCAGAAGAGGCTAAGCCAGTTTCAAAAAAACCTGCAGCTAAGAAGCCTGCAGCTAAGAAGCCTGCAGCCAAAAAACCTGCATCTAAAAAACCTGCA